CTGTAGTCTTGTCAGAATGGCAGAGATAGTCAGTACATCGGCGGTGGATAGGGTGCGAGTCTGACCGGGTGCGGGCTGATAGTCTGGGAGTATATCAGCCATATCTGCGCATATCCGGCGAATGGTGGACACACTCACAGATAGCACATCGGCGGCGGCGCTGACAGAGTAGACAGTATTCAAGGGGGTATCTCCGGTGTGGTAGGTGGGCTGGTAGATATGGGGCAGATTTCATCTATCAGCATAGCAGGGCATAAACATACCCGCAACGTAAAAAGATGGCGTGTAGGGCGTTCTGTGCGGTTACAGAGAGGATACAGGGCAATGGCAAACAGACAGATTGTGCAAGTCAGACCACATACCCGGGCCGGGGGTGAAGTGGAAGTGGATGCCCACCAGAGGGCAGCAATTACCGGGCCTAACACCCGCTGGCTACCCGGTGACGGGTTGAACTTCCCTATTGAACGGCTGGCCGGGCCTGACGTGGGCAGCGTGTCGGGCCATCTGGCAACGGTTGACCCGGCGCTGATAGCATCGGCGGGAAGTGAGGAATACGCAACGCCGGTATCACGGGCCAAAGGGCAGGTTATACGGCTGATACCATTCACAGTGATTTGGTTGCTGCTGACGGGTGGGGTTGTCTGGCTCTTGGGGTTGAGTTTTCCGTTTTTGTTGGTGGGGTTCGCAGTGCTGACGGCGTTCAGCTACTACATGATGAACCGTGACGAATTTGCACACAGCCGAAACGGGTTAGAACGCCATCGGGTGAATGCTGCTGCTGATCTGCGAGAGATGGAGCTAACCCAGACCCACGAACTAAAGAAAATGGCCTTGCAGACGTACTTAGAGATTGCACGGGCACAATACGGGGTGGGGGTGGACGATGACCATTCTTGACCGGGTTTTGAACGGCTACAAAGGCGCTGATACATCGGCCATGATGCTTGAGGAGCTGCGCACAGAGAACGCACGGCTGAATGCGAGACTGTCCAGAATGGCGGCGGATTTGGCCCAAAACAGGCTAGAAACCGAAAAAATGCGGCGCTCTGTGAGGCGTGCAAAGCCTACCTACAGTTGGTTGGTGGAACGTGCGCAGCTTGACGCCAAGGGCCTGTACACAATGCAGTGTGGGGGCTTGCAACCGTCCAGGCGGGGGGCCAAAGAGACCCTAGGAATGGGAGAGCGGCGCTGGGCCTGGGCGCGGGCGCTCTCTATGTTTGCCGGGGTGCATGATGGCAACCTATTCACAGACGTTGACCCACGGCAACTGATACAGCGGTTGGCAGAAGCTGGGGCCTATGCAGAGATGCACCCGGACACCCTGCGACGGTTCAAAGCGCGGTGACGGTGGGGCGGCTGGTGTCACTGGTGACACTGGAACGGCTGGAACGGATAGCCGAAAACGTACCATTCCAGAGGTGGGGGCTATCGGTGGGGGGGTGCGTGTAGGTGGGGGTGGGAGGGCTGACAGGCTGTCTGGGGCCTGTCTGGTACACGATAGGGGGCAGACAATGGCGGGATGGGGCGTGATAGACGATCTGTTGGGCGCTATGAACTGGCTCGACTTGGTAGAGGGCTGGATCAGGGGGTGGGGGGCCGGGGATGTGGTAGGCCATCGGATAGCACTCCCCTCCCCTACTGGTGGCTGGTGGGAAGAAAATGCAGAGGTTCGACCGTGGTCACTGAATGAGGTGCGGCGGCTACTGGATTCCTTCCACGTCAACAACTATGGCCGGGGGTTCAACTCTGAGGAAATTTGGATTCACGTTCCTGAGCATCAAGCACGCTGGGCAGAGTACTTGTTATTGCGCGCCGGCGCGCCGGTGATTATGGCAGAGGTTGACGCTCGAAACGTGGGGTGGGCTGGCAATCCTGCGCATGGTGGAGAGATGCCGGCGCGCTGGGATGATAGGGAATGATGCGCACCATGACGCCAATATCAAACCGAACAACACATCAACTGGGAAGTTTTGGACAATTTTCAACATTCACGAAAGGATCGCAACGATGAAAAACTTGACTGATTTGGGTTCACAGGCGCTCGAATTGACGGCGGGCCGGGCAGCACACACACAGGCGGCGGCGCTGGGGGTTCTGCTGAAAGACCTGCCTGCCCCGCTACGCTTTCAGGTTGACGAAGCGGTGGGGGCGTATGCGGCGGCGCTCTTAGAAGCGGGGTTCCTCGCAGGGCTGAAGGTTGCGGCTAACCCGCTGGCCTTGCTGGTGGAATGATCCAATGATTCAGCTTTTGGACTTGTCGTCCGGGGGGTATCTGTGGTAAAATTCAGATAAAGCAAGGCAAAAAGATACCGGTGCGCTCCCGCCAAGAATTGCACCGGTATCTCTGGGAAAATGAACCGCATATAGCGGCCTATGTCGCGCTACATTGTACACCCTGTACAGCGTAGGCGCAAACCGGTAAAACCGGCAATAGGCTATAGTAGCGGCTCACCTTGAATCGATCCAGGGTGGGCCGTTTTGTTTGCCCGCCATAGCAGAGAGGACAAGCGAAGATGGCAAAGCAAAGAGGCGTTTGTACTGAGTTTGTGGGCGTGAAGATGACAAAAGAGGAACGGGCGCGGCTACAGGCTCTATCTGTGCGGGTGGGCCTGAGTACATCGGGCACGCTCAAAGCGCTGATCGCCGCGGCTGAAGCGCAACCGGTGGTGTCTTGGGTGCCCACGGTGGGCGGGGGTGCGCAATGACTGACAAAAAAATACCCGCCGGGGGGCAACCGGCGGGCGGTACTACAGGGCAAATTGTAGAACTGGACACCCCAAGTGTACACCAAAGCGGCACATCTGGCAAGCTGGCCGATTTGTCCATAGGTGACATTGTGACGGCGGGCCGGGTGACGCTGGCCGGGCCGGTCAACCCAGACACAATGCCAGAACTCCCAGAATCAGCACGGCTACCCGATAGCATGGGCGCGGGGGCGTGTCGCTGGTTGGATGAATACGAACGTTTCAGCCGTCTATGGTCTCCTCGTGCGTGGGATGACTTCCACGCGGCGGCGGGCCTGTGGATACTGTCAACGATTGCGGCGCGGCGTGTAATGCTCCCATTTGGCGGGCAACGTTTCACGAACCTCTACTTTGGCCTGACTGCTACAACCACGGTCTACGGCAAAACTACCACATCAAAAATAGCAGGGGACACAATCCGGGCCGCTGGGCTGGATCATCTGCTGATCCATGGTGACAGTACGCCACAAGCGTTTGTCCAGACGCTGGCCATAAATGGTGCAGACCTGAAGCCAGACGCCACACCGGAAACGATAGAAAAAACCGAACGGCGGCTATTGTTCGCGGGGCAGCGTGGATGGATGTTTGAAGAATTTGGCGGCAAGGTTTCGGCCATGATGCGCGACGGCTCTGTTATGTCAGAGTATCGGGCGCTGATTCTGCGCTTTGACGACTGCGATCAGACCTATGAATACCGGACGATCTCGCGTGGTAGTGAGACAGTCAGAAACCCCTATTTGGCCCTACTTGCCAACGTGACACCCGCATACCTTCAGCCGTTCGCTGGCCGGGGCGCGCCTCTCTGGGCAGACGGCTTTTTTGCCCGGTTCGTATTCCTGACACCTCCTGAGAACGAACCGCGCAAGCGGGGCCGGTTCCCAGACGGTGAACGGATTATCCCATCCTCCATCACTGACGCTCTGTATGAATGGCACAACCAGTTAGGTGAACCGCACATAGCACAAGAGGAAGTGTACAAGCTCGACAAAGACGGGCTACCCGGCGCGGTGGAAAAAATCCGACTGTACAACGATAGCGACCGACACCCCACCAACATTTGCAGGTTGGGCGGCGGCGTGGTGGATGCGTTCTACAACTACAACGAAGCGCTGCTTGACCTGGCAATAGGGAATGATGACCTGATGGGCAGCTATGGCCGGATGGCTGAAAAGGCGCTGCGCGTGGCAATGCTCTTTGCCAGTCTTGAAAATGATGGGCTGATCGAGATGCGCCATTGGGCCAAAGCACAGAACATAACAGAACGATGGCGGCAAAACCTTCACAACCTGTATGCGCAACTCACTTCCCAAGTAGTACAGACCACACAACGCACGGTACAAGATGCCATCATCCGGCAGCTATCATCTGCAAGTGTAGAGGGGCGTGGAATGACAAAACGGGAATTGACACAAAAAATCTGGGGCCTCGACGCAAAGACGGCTACAGAACTTTTGGACGCAATGACCGGGGGCGGGCTGATAGAAGTACGCCAAAACGGACGAAAAACCGAGTATTTCACGCTTTCGGCGGATATTTAGTCACGAAGTGTAGAGGTGTAGATGTGTAGATATGTAGAGAGTAGTAAAAATTCTCTACACTTATAACACTGAATAGCCAAGTGTAGAACATTTTATAGGGCCTCTACACATCTACACATCTACACCTCTACACTTGTTTGCATCGGGGGCAACGATGAACACAAAAATTGATACTGAGCGGATAAATGAGGGCGTAAACCTGATAGACCTGGCCGGGCGCTACACTACCCTGCGCAGAGAATCGGCGGCTGAAATGGCGGGGCCATGTCCCAAGTGTGGGGGGGATGATAGATTCCACGTCAAGCGGGATACGTTCTTTTGTCGCAACTGCTACCCGCTGGGCAACGGTTCACATGACGCCATCGGGTTTATGCGCTGGTTGCGCGGCCTCTCGTTTGTGGATGCGTGTCAGGCGCTATCCGGCGGCGCTCTGCCTGTAGCGGCTGGTGAACCTGTGACGCCAAAAAAGGCGGGTAGGGCGGGGGGTGCGCGGCTATCCCCCATGGATGCCCAGCGGATAGCAAAAGAGGCGGCGGCGGCGCTGCCGGTCAATGAGGACGGGCCGGGGCAAGCCTATCTGACGGGCCGGGGCCTATGGCCTGAAACGTGGGAGATTTTCGGGCTGGGCTATCGGCTGGCAGGTAAGACGGGCATTGCACCACGTCCAGCCATCTGTATGCCCTGGGCACTGTCCAGCGGGCGTATTGTGGCGATCCGCTATCGGTTCGTGACGCCACACGCGGAAGAAAGAGGCGGCAAGACGCATATCACAAAACTTGTAGCTGAGGGGGGAAGTAGATTCAGCGGCCATTTGTTCGGTGGGTGCGCTCTATCCGGGCCTGACAATGTTCCGGCGCTGGTACTCTGTGAGGGAGAGATCAACGCAATGTCTGTCTGGCAGGCGACCAATGGCGCGGTTGACGTGCTATCTCTGGGCAGCGAAGGGCAGCGGCTCACACCGGCGGCGGTAACGGCCATCCGGCAATACAAGCGGGTGATCGTGTGGGCAGATCGGGGCGAAGTCGCCCGTGCGGCGCTGGCCTCACTGCCTGGCGCTGTTGGGTTCCGTAGTCCATACGACAAAGACGCCAACGATTGGCTACAGGCGGGGCGGCTCTGTGAGATTCTCGAACGATTGGTCTATGGGGGCAACGAATGAGCAAGCGAAAACGGCAACGGCAATTCAAACCGCCTACGATTGCAGAAGCGTGGGCAGCCGACAAACGGCGGCCCGGTGATGTGGTAGTGGTGGCCATGGCCTCACAACCGGGCGGGGCTGGGTACAAACCGGGTGGGCGGTTCTGGCGACGGCGTAGAACTGAGACCGTGCTGACCGTCCAGTGATTGAACCGCGCCGGGGCGGACTTCCCCGGCAACTATCAACGGAGGGCAGGAACGATGGGACACACATTTGCAAGCGTTGAA